CTGTAATGCGTAACTCATTGTCCAAGGGCCGGTAATGGTGGCCCATGAAGTTGTTGCACTTGCCCATGTAGATGGGAGAACAGGATCACCTACGTTTCCATAGCCCATGTGAGCTACATCAGGTATGTCTTTTATGGTAAATGTATTAGTTATATAGTTCCATACAACTGCCTTATTAGGCTCAACAGAGGGTGCGCCGTCAGCCGTGAAGCAGAATAGTATTTCAGTTCTACCGTAGTCAGCAGCAACAAAGCATTTATCAATCTGTGCGCCATCAATGGAGGTAAACACATAATCACGCAGTCTCTGCGGGAGAACAGGCTTTAATCTCTGGCCATCATTAACGTAAAAATTACCCTTACCAAAGATAGCGTGACCACCATCAAACTCAGCAATGCAGTTAGTAGCAATAGCCCCAACGGTAGGAGATAACTGACGGAAAGAGAATATAAAGGGAGTGCCAACATATGTCATCGAATATACGGCATCTTCTTTATAAATCATAAAGGCATCACGAAGCTGCATACCATCCATGATGTCGCCTTTGGTGTCAGCTAATTCATATTCACCAGCATCTACAGTACTGGTTGTTTCGTTCCAGCTTGCCGGTGTGGTTTGAGTGGCTGCTTCTGTACTCCATTTCACTACTCTTGGGAAATTAACACCAGCTTGCTTTATATTCAAAGCAACCAAGAAGGAGCGAAACCCTCTCATCGAACGACAGTAAGTAGTTATAAATGCAGGAGCATTGTCTAGGTGAGTGGCTGCAGTAGTTCCGTTTTCGCCTCTACCAATCCCTGTAAACTTAGTAGAAGTCTTACCTGTATAGGATATATCCTCACTATCAACAGTAAAGGTACCCGCTGTAGGAAAATCTATAGTAGAATCTACTATAATTTCATCGGGGCTGGGAACTCCAGTGCCTGTTATAGCTCCATTCAGTAGAGTTAAAGCAGGCCAATTATTCAAGTCTTGCATCTTTTGAGATGACAAGGGGGTGCCACTGGTTAAGGCCCAATACTGTGGCTTATCATAGAAGTTAGTCATTACTAGGACACCACCTAGTACAGTAGATGTCCAAGTATCATTAGCAGTAGAAGAGTAATCTCCACCACTGGCTCTAGTTATATCATACCAGACAGTAGATCGAGTAACAGTAGCTCCGCTAGTATGACCTACAGCACTTCCACCTCTAACACAGCCGGTGAAGGTTGTAGCTGTTTTCCCTGTATAAACAATATCCTCAGAATCTATTGTAATGGTGCCAGCCGTTTCAAAACCAGTAGTACTAACTACGGTAATCGTAGTAGCTGCATCAGTAATCGTACCATTTAATGTAGTAGTAGTTCCTGTGTTATCGTAACAGTAAATCTTAGCCAATCCACCAACAACCCAAAACTCTGGAGAACCTAGAGTTATTTGAGTTATATGATATGGAGCTATGGGACAAGTTGCCATGACCTCAGAAAAGCCGGGGGACTTTCTTATAGAGCCTTCGTCTGTTTTGACATTGTTGCCATCACTCCAGACATTAGAAGGAAGCTCCCAAGGGCTGGTTTCTTTGGCGATGCCTATTTGTCCTACTTTTTCAATAGCTACTAATGCCATTATTATTCCCCGAAGTAACCGCCCTTAAATTTATCAGACACAGCTTGCTTTGCCTCTATAAGACAGTTAGGTAGCATATCGTTTGGTGCTATTGTCATCCAGATTATCAAGAAAGGAATTAGAAACCAATGTGCTATTCTTGCTATCCCTACTATAAAACTCACTTAGGATACTTAGCTTTAACTGCCTGACGCTTACCTTCTAGTGAAGTAACCGCAGCCATTCTTTCTTCTACAACTCCCTCCCAAAGAGCTACTGTTAGTTCTTCTATAGATGGGAATTCTGCTTTTCGCTTATGGGCGTATGCTTGCGCATCGTGTTCTGCTTGCCACTCTGTATGTGCAGCTTCCATATCTGCCATTGTCGGGCGATCAGAACTTGATCTCCAATCTTCAATGTATGATCCATCACCATCATCACGCATCACAAAATCTTTTTCTGGGACGAAACCCAATCTCCTTAATCCGTTAGATGAAATCATAATAGTTTAAACCCCGAGCAAAATGTATAACTTTGACCACCTAGAGAAACAGCATTGGCAACGTCGGATTCCCCAGAACCATAAAACTCAATAAAATCACCGACAATTAAATCGAGAACAGCGGTCAGTGTTAGGCACCGATACTGATGCCTTGCGCCAGCGCCATCAAAATCAGACTGCTTGAACAGTGACGATGATCCACCTGACGCTCCTTTGTATATCGCAAGTTTTATTGAACCCATCATTTGCCCGGAACTAGTGGTATCAGTCATTGTTGTGGTGACTGAAAAACAGTATTTTCCTGCCTTATCTGCTGGAACGGTGAACTTATAGGCAGAGTTATCAAATGCAGAATCCGTATCCCACTCTTCCGTATCCATCGGGATCAGCGTCCATGTGTCATCGGTATAATCAAAGTTCGTAGCCCGATAAGCGCCAAATGATGGAGTGTTATCGCCACCAGCAGCCAGAGTTATAGACGCATCAGGAAAAGTAATAGTCCTGTCCGCAGTCGGATCAGTGATCGCAAACGTAGTCTCAAAAGCATCTGCTGTAGCTCCCTCAAAGACTAGAGGAGAGCCAGCAGCAGTCTGGAATGTTGCTACACCATCCTTAATTAATACACCATCAATGGTTACTCCACCAGCAGCAGTGCGTTCAGAAATTGTGTCAACTTTAACTTCACTCATAATCCAAAAGCCTCCTGCACTTCTTCTGTAGTTAGGCCAAGAGTCTCAAGTTTTGATTTGGCGGAGTCTCGTTTTGCTTGTCGGGCTACTTGCTCTGCTGAAGGTTCTGGGACGGGAGGTTCTACATAATGGAATGCACCATCGTATGTTCCACCGATACGAGCATTAGAGTCAGCAAGAACTAACTCAGAGCCGGGTATGGATAATTCCCGCACACCATCCCAAACTATAATGTTTTCTACAACACCATCTTTCACTACTGCGTAATTAGCCATTGTTATTTGAACTCCATTATGAAGCAAGCGCCATCAGCGCCAGCATTCCCAGCGGTCATCCCGGATACATAGTTTCCACCTCCGCCGCCCGAACCAAATGCAGTACCAGTCTTAGCTGTCACGGCTGATGAACCTACACCACCACCACCCCAAAAACTGGCGCCGCCGCTGTTAGATACGTTCCCTGCGGGAGCTGGCCGACCACCTTTTATTGCTATTCCCGCGTTCGATGCTCCTACAGTAGGAGCAGTTGGGTCGGCGGGGGTGTTCGTAGTACCAGTAACTCCCGCTACACCGCCGGGACCAGTTATTGTGTCAAATGATCCACTACCAGTTGCATGAGTAAATGTCGAGTCGCCACCAACTACATTGGCCCCGCCAGCCGCTCCTACTGCAATCGTTATGGTGTCACCCGCGACCACCGTAACTCTTGCCATAACGGTGCCAGCAGCACCTCCACCACTGCCGTAGTTTGAGGTTAAAACCCCGTTTCCACCACCACCACCGCCTCCAGTTATAATAACTAGAAGTTTAGTAATATCGGTAGGAACGGTATATGTTTCTGAACCACTGGATACATCCACATGAACATCTGCAAAACCAGAACTAGGAAACCCAGTTGTAGTCGCGCCTGTTATATCAATCGTTCCATTAACATCCAGCGTTGCACCACTAGCTATATCAATCTCTGCGGATGCAGGAAGCTGGAACAGATCAGAAGCATCACCAAGTGTTACTGTCGTACTTGTCGCAGGGGATATTTTATTTGTTTTTACTTCGGATGCCATACTATCCTCCTGTGATACTGGCTACTTCAGCATCGTTTAGGCCGAGTGCCTTTAGTTTTTCAATGGCGCTTGTTCTTGCTTCGGCTGCGGCTACTTGTTCTGCTGTGGGTTCGGGAACAGGTGATTCTACAAAGTGGAATGCACCGTCGTATGTTCCGCCAATTCTTGTATTCTCATCAGCAAGTATTAACTCAGAGTCGGGTATGGATAGTTCACGCACACCATCCCAGACAATAATATTCTCAACATTGCCGTTTTTTACCACTGCATAATTAGCCATTATTTGAACTCCCACACGATAACAACTGCCCCAGAACCTGTACCACCTGCTTGGCTAGAACCAAAGGCTCTTCCTCCGCCAGCACCATATCCTGTGGCATTACCACCCCCTCCAGCGGGTACAGATGCTGCAATCCTAATGCCACCTGTACCAAGCATGGAACTAGTACCCCTATTTGAAGTGTTACCACCACCCATTCCATCACCTCCCGCTCTATTTAAGTCTCCAGTAGTAGGTGCGGCTCCACCGGCCCCACCGGGACCATGAACAGAAGCGGTTCCGTCAGTTCCATTTGCTCCGCCTGTACAAGTAACAGTAGTAAATGAAGCGGTGCCAGCTTGAGCTACAGATGTTGTAGTACCAGCCGCACCGTTTCCACTTGGAACAGCACCAATTGTAATGTTCAGTTTATCTGTTGCTCCTGTCATACCTGTTAGCAATTTCTTTGCATAAGAACCGCCACCACCCATTCCGCCTTCATAACCAGCGGATGAATTTGACCCGCAACTACCACCAGAGGATTGCACTTCTAATAGCACTTTAGTTGTGCCAGTTTGAAGATCAAATGTAGTATCAGTAGCTGTAACTGGAGTCCAATTGGCAAACCCAGCACTAGGAAACCCTGTTTGGGTCGCACCCGTAATATTGATCGTCGCTCCACTTGCGACCACCAAACTCGCGCCCGATGGCACCGTAGTGGTGTCCCCAGAAGCGCCCATAGTCATTGCAGTGCTTGACTCAGGTTCCCATGTATTTACATTAATCTTGCTCATACGATCACCAGTGTTCCTGTGACTGTGATGACTCCAGTAAAGGTTGTGGGGCCAGCGATTACTGCGTTATCTGCAATCGTATAGTTCCCATCAATAGTTGCAGCACTCTCAAAGAACCCCTCTTTTGCAGGAGGGTTGGTGATATACAGCGTTCCGTTTGTTTCGCCAGCCATAATTCCTCCTATGCTGAGATCGCGTCTACAACGCTGACCCAAGCTGCTATGGAAG